AAGGTTAACGAGACTATTGAACAGAATCCTGAATCATTCAAGGAAGGTGAACCAAAAATGATGGACTTACATAATCGTAGTGTAAAGGATGAGTCACCTTGTTTAGTAGAACCTCACCACAACAACTCTGCATTGTTTAATGGATATCGCATCCGTAGACTAACACCTATAGAGTGTGAGAGGCTACAAGGTTTCCCAGATAACCATACCTCTAAAGGCATCTATGATGGCGAAATCAAAGAGATGAGCAACACCCAACGCTACAAGCAATGTGGCAACGCAGTAACCGTAGATGTAGTACAAGCAATTGCAGAAAGATTACATCCAATGTTTGAGCAATGAACATTTTAATTAACTTTGAACTATTAACTAAATTTAAATACGATGACTAAAACATCTATTGTCAAGGACATTAAGTCCGCAGGAGAGCCTTATCAAGGGCAGTATGGAACACTTTATGGGTTCTATGTAACATTTGAGAACGGAGATAATGGGAAGTACAATTCCAAAGACCCGAATCAAAACAAGTTCGTAGTAGGACAAGAGGCTACTTACGAATACATTCCAAGAGAGTACAACGGCAAGACCTACTACACGGTAAAGCCTGTTAACCCTCAATATGCAAATAATGCACCTACCACTTCTGGAGGATCAACCACCTCAAAGGATGAGAGCATTATTAGACAAACCGCATTAAAAGCAGCAGCCGAGTTGGGAGGTACGCCTCAACAAGTCATTGCGAATGCACAGACCTTTGCTGATTGGGTAATGAAGAAGGGCGCAGCCCAAGCCCAAGCAACTCATCAGCAACACTTTCAAGGGCGTGAGGAATCACAACCTGTAGACCAAGATGGTTTACCATTCTAAAGATGTATATTAGGGGAGGGCAATGCCCTCCCTTTTTAACTCAAACACTCTATGTCAAAAATATCTTATGCCGATGTGTTCGGTAAACTTGATGATGTGCGAAACGGCAAAGTCAAGGAAGGGCTAAAGTTCGGTCAATGGAACTTGGATGCCCACTTTCGTTTCAAGCGAGGAAACTTTAATGTGATACTTGGACACGCCAATGTCGGGAAGACATCCGTAACCTTGTATATGATGCTCCTCCAATCTATAGTCAACGACATCCGATGGTTGGTATTTAGTTCCGAGAACACACCTGTATCGTTGGTAAAGAAAGTATCGGAGTTCTTCTTGGGTAAGCCCATCAACAAGATAGAAGAAGATGAGTTCTATATGGCTCAAGACTTAATCCAGAGGTACTTCATCATCATAGACACCGATAAGAAGATGTACACCTATAAGGACTTAATTGAGGAGGCTACCGACATCTATCACCAAGAGGGTTTTGATGGTTTCTTGATTGACCCTTACAACTCATTAGTAAAGGACAAGGATATGTTCTCAACTCTTGGAGGTCACGAGTACGACTATGAGGTGGCTACCCATTTTAGACAATGGGCAAAGCAACACGATGTTAGCATCTGGTTAAACACTCACGCAGTAACCTCTGCCTTGCGTATGAAACACGCAGCAGGACACGAGTATGCAGGTCACCCTATTCCACCAAGTTCTGCTGATATTGAAGGAGGAGGTAAGTTTGTGAACCGAGCTGATGACTTTGTAGTGATCCATCGTTATATTCAACACCCTACTGAATGGATGTACAACCAAGTACACATAAGAAAGGTAAAGGAGGTAGAGACAGGTGGTAGACCTACTCCTATGGATGAACCAATAAGATTTCGTAGTTTGCCTGATAATGTAGGTTTTGAGATTCACGGAGAAAATCTAATTTGTATGAAGGAGAAGAAACAAAGTAACTTACCTTTTTAAGATGGAAGAGAATTACAATTGGAGGGGAGGAAGTAAGAGCATTGCTCTTCTATGGTTACGCCAGAAGAATAGTGACTTGATGAATATCGCCCACGCCCTAAAGCCACAAGACACGAACAACGGATACGAGATGGACATCTTCATAGACCTATTAAGTATCTATACGGCTATGTCTACTGCGATAGAAATGGTAGAGGATGTACAACATATGGTATGGGATGCGGAAGCAAAGAATAGCGACCTTAAACTAACCATTAGAAAACAAGCTGAACTAATTAAGCAATACGAAAGTAGATTAGATAACCTTAACGAAAATCTAAAATGAGACCAACCGAATTACTATTACAAGAAGAGTACAACGAATACATTAGAATCAACCACATCACTCCATCAAGGCAACATAAGAATGTGATGGCAAGGTTTGCGTTTATGGTTGCGGCACGAGATTTGTTCTCTACATTGGAGATTGCACGAGTAACCAAGAAGAACCACGCTACGGTTATCCACGCAACGAAGTGGCACGACACGAACTTACGATACGATAGAGCCTACCCAAGATTCTACCAAGATGCTTGTGACATCGTTAAGAGATTACAGGGAGGAGATGAGACTTTTGAGCAGAGCCTTGCAAGAGAAAATGCTATGTTGATAGTTCGTGTTAATAACTTGAGGGAGGAGTTGTTAGAAACTCGTGAAAAGTTGTATCTTAAAGAACAGGAAATAAACCGCTTACATCAAAATGAACTTTGCACTTGACATAGCACCCCTTGCAGGATTTCTGGTAGGTATTAACTATTGGAACTCCGAGATGAATGATGATTATGAAGACCCCAAGTACCACTCCTTGCAGTTGTGCTTTGGGGTTTTTGCTTTTGTATTGACTTGGGCAACTGAAGGCAATGACCGTACTTGACCTTTTAGCAACCAAGCATAAGGAGTGGCTGAAGATGGCACATAGTTTTGGCGCAGGAGACTACGCTGAAGATGTTGTGCAAGAGATGTACATCCGCTTGAACAGGTACATAGAAGACCCAGAGCGCATAATGTACAAGGGTGAACCCAACAAGTTGTTTGTATGGGTCACTATTCGCAATATGGTACGCCAAGCCCAAAAGAAGAAAGAGTTCCTTGTCTTCACAGGGGATATGGTAGAGTACGACCAAGAAGAAGAATTATTTGATATAGATCAAGCCGAAGGGTTTGAACGCCTTATTGACAAGGTATGGCAGGTGATGGAAGACCAACATTGGTATGACCAAAAGATGTTTGAGATATACCACACCACCGATATGTCAATGAGGGATATAGAAAAAGAGACAGGCATCAGTCTGTTCTCCATATTTGATACATTAAAAAAATCCAAAGAATATGTCCGAGAAGAAATCGGGGAAGACTACGAAGACTTCCAAAACGGCGAAGCCGAGCGCATCTAAAGGTTTAGGAGATGACATTGAAAAAATCACAAAGGCTACGGGGATCAAGAAAGTAGTAGACACCTTTGCTGAACTCACAGGTATTGATTGTGGGTGTGATGCTCGTAAGGAGAAGCTCAATAAGTTGTTCCCAAAGAAAACTCAACCGTTGTGTCTTGAGGAGAGTGAATACAATTTCTTGAAAGGGTTCTTCCAGGAGTTCAATGGTCGTGAACTACGACCTATCTACCACGAGGAACTATCTCGTATTCACGCACGAATCTTCCAACACAAATACTATGTGCCTTGCACTTGTAACCCAAAGGAGTGGAAGCGACACATTTCTGATTTGCAAATGGTGTATGGAGAGTACGAAGGTCAGTAAGTTACTTCTTGCTTGGCTCTGGTCTCAAGGACACGAAATAAAAGAATATGAACAAGGTAAAGGAATTACTACAAGACACGGAGGGGAGGAATACCGCTTTAGCCTCAATGGCTCTTATAGTGGCTATCGTGTTGAGTATAGTGGTGGTACTTTCTCTTTCTACGATACCGACACCTTAATTAAGCAGACCGACCTGAATGAGTTCCGATAGCCTAAACACATACCTCAAGAAAGGATTGAACCAATCCGATAAAAGAACTGACCATTGCATATCTATTGGTAAAGATGGTGAGGCATTGTTCAAGGAGATTACAGGAGCGTTGAAGTCGGAACTTGAGGATGATAAGAAACACATAGATTTCTATTGGGAGGATAGGCTTGTAGATGTGAAGGGCTTGAAGCCTATGCACAAGAAAGGGTTTATCCTCTTGGAGTTTCTAAATGTGTGGGGCTATAACGGTTGGTGTGCTAAAGATTCT